GGCCTTGGCGGCTGCACGGGAGGCCTTGCGGGCGGCCTTGGCGTCAGCGCGGGCCTGGGCCACCCCCGCGCGCTGCGCGCCACGGATGAGGTTGCCCAGGTTCATGCGCTGCATGCCCGGGTTGAGGTGCCCGTAGCGGCTCTTGAGGCTCGTGACCGTGAAGCCCAGGGCGCGGGCGGCTTCCGAGTAGGTCTGGTCGAGCGTGTTGCCCGCGAGCGCCTTGGCGACCTTGTCGCCATTGTGCAGGCTGACGTTGCCGTTGGCCGTCTTGTGGCGGGTGTACTCAGAAACGTCCGCCACGGTGCCCGCGATTGAGCGGTGCGTAATGTTGGCGGTGGGCAGCGGGCGCGTGTTGACGACGCGACCCTTGTCGGCCTTCGCCGCCTTGGCGGGCTTGCGGGCACGGGGAGCGCGAGGGGCAGGGGCGGCAGGCAGCACGGCAGCCTCGACGGCGGCAGGGGCGGCGACCACGGGGGCGGAGACGGTGTTGGTGTCGTTCACGTGTCAGTATCCTTTATTTCGGCGGGGTGGCGGACCCCGGGACCGGTGGCCAGAATTCCCGACCACAGAAGATATTGTAACACAGCCGGGGGCTGCACACAAGTATTCTGTGCGGCTCCGGCTGCAGACGGGCAAGGCGGCTGCCGCGCACCGGAGAGAGGACCGCGCACGCGCGCGTTAGCACAGCCGGAGGCTCGGCACAAGTCCCCCCAAGCACACCTCGAGCTTCGGCACAAGTCCCCCCAAGCACAGCCGGGGCACGGCGTCAAGACTGTACGGGCATACAGTACCTGGGGCGCACGAGACGTGCAGCACGCCGGCAAGAAACGTGCCACGTCACGGGAGACAGCGGGAAGCCCAGGAAGAGGCGCAGGAGGGGATAGCTACTAAGGTAGCGGGCAGGGCACGCGAGAGGCAGGGAAGACACGGGAGAAGACCGATTCCTGCCTAGGCAAAGATCGACACGCACAGGCAAACCAGGCTGTCAAGTACGCAAGAGACGTGCCAGGGTTGCAGGAGGAAACGCCGGGAAACCCCGGGGAACGCGCACGCACGAGCACATGCAAGAAGCGTGCCAGGGCATGTACGGGCGTACAGTGTGCACGCGGGTTGCGAGAGGGGACAGAAGACCAAGGGGACCAGCTACACAGCGAAAACGCGAACCCGACCGTGGGAACGGTGACGCCACAGGGGGGAGAGCTGCGAGAACCCACAAAAAACACACGGAAAAGCGAGCGCCGTTCCCGGTTCGGCCACCAATTACCTGCCCCCGGTGTGAGGGGAGCAGTGGACCGTGGACGGTCCTCCTGGTCTTCTGATTCTCTGTCCCCTCCGAGGTGCACACCGACCCCCCCCCCGTCAACGGGCGAACACCCCCCTGCTGCACGCCGGCGACCCTTGACACGGGCAAAGCGCGCATGATGGAATTCGCGCCGACGGTGGGAGCGTTCCACGTGAAACCTCGAGGCGACGGGAAGAGGGACGTGCGAAGGGGCCAATTGGAAATGCGCAGTGCAGGAAGGCTAGCGGGCAAGGATCAGAGCGCAAGTTGGCACGAAGCTTGCACGGGGAGGGGCAAGGCAGCGACTGTCCCGGCCGGGCGATTTGCCTGTTGCTCTCTTGTCTCTGCAGCTTGGTTGCGGCGGCGCAGGGGCGGCGTGGGTCGTAGGGCTTTTTTTGTTCCACGTGAAACAACCAAAAGGGAGAAATACCAGATGCCAACCCCAAAGGACCCCGAGACGAAAAAAGAAACGCCGGGTCCTCGCCTACTGTTTTTGGCTCCGGAGTCCGTTGGAGCATCTACATATGCATACATGTGAGATATTGGAACTGGATGGACCGCCTGTTGCCGCGTTTATATTGCCCGGTATTGATGGGTATGTTGCCATACGGTACAAGATCGTCAAGTTTCTGGGCAGTTTCGAAGAGTGTCAGCGGGCACAGGAAAGGTTCCAGCATGCCATCCGGGCAGATTTGAGGGATGCCACTCTCAGGTTTGAGACATCGGACGATTTCATAGTAGCCGATGGGAAGAAATTCTTTCCGCACGTGCAGCCTATCATATGGTGGCGGCATCGTCCGGAAGTTGAAGTATATGATGATTATTGCTGTTTGTACGCGCGGTTTGATACTACTCCACCGTTGCTGAGTAAGTTCTGGGAGAAGTGGCATTGCGAGGAAGGATTGCCGCCGCGAGGAGTGAAAGAAGTTTTAACAACCTGAATGGAGGTTTTATGCCTGTCGCCCCTCATGAGCCTGCAGATGCATTCATACCCAGTGTCATCGCATCGGATATAGTAACGGTGCTGGTGCGCAAGCGTCAGCAGTTGATGGCTTTTCTGGAGGACCCACCGGATATAGTACAGGAGGCGCAGACACAGTTGGATGCGGTGAATGCGCAGTTAAAGGCGTATGGGTGGAATGAAGAGGTGACGCCGCCTATCGATCCGGCGAAGAGTTCGGTAAATAGAGATGATCCGGCAAAGGAGCGAAAGGTACATCCTGGGGCAACTAGCTATAGCTAAGGAGGCACTGTGGCACTGTTGAGACGATGAGTTGTGCGACGGGCACGCGTCTCTCCGTCCGGGGCGCGTGCCTTTTACATGGGGAGTGTCATGAGCAATCTTGGTTGGGTAGGACATCTAGATAAGTTCCTGGCGGCTCTTACAGCTTTAGCCGCCGGTGGGCACTTGTTGCACTGGTTCTCGCAGGAATGGATTGTGTTGCTGTTGGCTGTGCTAACCGCTATCGCGACGTTCATCGAAAGTCGTTCCAATCCGACGCCCCCGGTAACACCGGATATGAATAAGAGGGCGTCACAATGAGAGCAGCTATTATCGCTGTAGCATTCATGTTTGTGGCCCTGTCGGCCTGCGAGACCCTGGATCGGCTGCACAGTGCGCCAAAGGAGCTGGTCCTGGCTTGCGTGCTGGAGATGCGGGTAAGTGGTGAGCGCCCATGGCCAAATCTCGGGCCGCGCTGTGCACAGTTAAGCGATTATATTCACAACCACGGATGGCCCGGGGATGACTCCGGCCACTACTAGGAGTTATATGAAAACTTTCCTGATTTTATCGGTGCTGCTGGTGGGTCCTGCCGTTGCAGACCCCCTGGTAGTGTTATCCCATGACAAGGAGCCACGAAGGCAGCAACAGGCGGTTTCCGTCCCTGAGCCACATGGCCTAGCGTCGGCGGCATTGCTAGCATTGGGTGTCGTCGGCATCTGGTATTCAAGGAGGCGGTCATGAGATACCTGCTACTTGCCTTGTTGCCGCTGGTGGCGCAGGCAGCCCCCTGTCCGACTCAGACAGATGTTGCCATGGTGGTGACCCCCGGCTTTTCCTGTAACGAGGGGGATAAAACCTTCTCGGATTTTATGGTGTCCGATGCGCCGATGGGGGCGGCCATACTGTTCGAGCCCACTGGGGCGAAGACGTTCCTGCTGTCGCTGTCGCGGGACGGGAATCTGTTCGAGCCCGGGAAAGTACAGTTTGATTATACGGTTACGGCTACTAGTGCCAGCATAACCCTGGGAACCGTCGGGGTGGACGTGCCGACCATCGATCCGGATGTTATAACCGTAAGCTCGATGAATGGTATGGTCCTGGAGCCGAAGACCTTAATCAATGGTGGCACGGCTAGCATCGAGTTTCATCCGCCGGTGCAGAGTGTTGAGGTGACAAACTCGTCGGTCGTTCTGAATGGTGACGTCCTCACCAGCATCAGCAATACTTTCACACAGGTTCCAGTGTCAGTACCTGAGCCTGCATCCCTCGGCCTGATGGCGCTCGGGCTCGGGGGGCTATTGGCCATGCGCCGTAAAGGAGTCGCACGATGAGCACGGAAAAGCACCACGAGCACGAAGAGAAGCAGAAATCGCCCCATCCGGAGCCCGGTCAGCAGCCCGGTCAACCGGGCCAGCAGCCGAAGCCCGGTCAGCAGCCGGAATCTGACGAGGGTGCTGTGGCTGGACAGATTGGCCGCAAAGGCTGAGTAGAAACGAGGGGCATCCGGTAACCTTGTGTGTGTCATGTCGTGTCTCCCGCCGGATGTCCCCTCTCTTATCCTTACCAGACGGGACGGGTTGGTACAGGCCAGTTACTCTCGCCCAGTAGCCTGCCTGAGGGTTCGACTCCCTCCTGTCCCATTGGCCCTTCTTCTGGCCAGGTAGCTCAGATGGTAGAGCGGGAGGGTGAAGTACTTCGCGACGGTGGTTCGATTCCGCCCCTGGCCATTACGAAAAAGCCTCGGGGGTTATGCAAGAATTGCCGGTGGTCAGAGCCCATCATACACAAAACGGATATCTTATCCTGCCACCGCTATCCGCCTGCGCGCAGGGGGCAGCCGTGGCCGGTTGTAAAGTTAAGCGATTTCTGTGGTGAGTACCAAAGTAGCTGACGGAGGATCGATGGCGAAACCTAAAGAAAAATTTAGAATTCCGGGACCCCCGGGGCCGATGGGCCCTGCGGGAAGCAGTGAGAATACCGACAAGCTGATTGACCAGATGCTGCGCGCCCTCGAGGTACAGGCAGTGGTCATTAATGCCCTGAGTCACGCTATAGAGGCGCTGGACGCGCACTCACAGCATGATAAGGATGAAGAAGATGATGACGAGGAGGATGGGGAAGAAGGAGAGGATAAAGAAGAGCATGAGGAAGACTGATGCCACGTGCTATTGAAGTCATCGTACCGCGCCGGGACTTTCACCCTACGGACGAGATCCGTGAGGCAGTAGCAAAGATGGTTGCCTGCGGGTTGGATGAACTTGATATAGCGTTCTTCTTGAAGATCGAGCCGCTCGATGTGCGCCGGGTGTTCCGGGACGAGTTGCGGCATGGCACCGCCTACTTCATTGGTAAGGTAGGTGGTGCCATGATCGATTCCGCCCTGCGTGGGGATGTAAATGCCCAACGGGCTTTCCTGCAGATGCGGGGCCGCTGGGCAGCTCCCACGCGCGCGGAGGCAGATGACAATACTGCACAACAGGACGTGGATAGTAAGCGTAGGCTGATGAATAGCATTATAGATATGGTGGAAGCCAAGGTTGAACCCCCGAAGGAGAAGGTGCGCAGATGAAACACAAGCATAAAGAGGAACAGGAGCCACAGACTGAGGTCGAGCTTTCCACAAAGGAACCCAGGAATCAGGAGGAGGGCAAGGAGGATGCGAACGAGGTGAAGCGAGTGCCCGAGAATACCGTCTCGATCAGGGATCATGGCGGCACCGAGTTCATGCGCTTCGACCCCAGTGGTGAGAAGGATGTAGTACAGGTAACCGTCTGCGGTACCACGCAGCGGGTAAAGCTCGAGACCCTGCAGTCCTTGAAGGATGCCCTGGAACAAATGCTGAAGTAGCATGAGTCTACGGTTTTCCAGTCCGTTCGACGATCCCGGTGCGAGCCTCCACGACCGTCTAGCGGCGTTGTCAACGCAGGAACTGGCCCTGCTGGAATGGCGCATGCGATGGAAAAAGCAGGGCCGTCCCAAGCAGCATCCCCCTGCCTGGGCCTGGGATACCTGGGGCATAATGTCGGGGCGCGGTTTCGGCAAAACGCTTACAGGGTCCCATTGGGGAAGTATCCTGGCGTGCCTCAATCCCGGGACGTTTGGGGCTGTGATTGCCCCGACGTTGGACGATGCCCGCTACACGAACTTTGAGGGCCCGACCGGGATCGTCACCATTACTCCTCCAGGGCTGATAACCGACTACAATAAGTCCGACCTGATCTTGTATTATTGGAACGGCTCGATGATTCGTGGTTTCGGGTCAGAAAAGCCAGACAGGCTGCGCGGGCCACAGCATCACTGGGTATGGGGAGATGAGGTTGCCGCCTGGGAGTATGCAGAAGACACCTGGGATATGATGGAGTTTGGGCTGCGCCTCGGTGACGAGCCCCAGATAATGTGGACGACTACTCCCAAGCCCTTGCCGATCGTAAAGATGCTGGTTGCACAGTGTGCGCGGGACCCGCAGCGGCATGTGCTGGTTACAGGTAGCACCGACGAGAACCGCGAAAATCTCACGAAGCGTTTCTACGAGCGTGTTGCCCGCTACCGGGGCACCAAGATAGGCCGACAGGAGCTTGAGGGCGAGCTGATTGACCTCGAGGAATCGGGAATAGTACAGAGGAGTCAGTTCCGGCTGTGGCCGTATGACGACCCGCTGCCCCATTTCGTGCACATAGTGCTGTCATTAGATTCTGCCTATACTGAGAAGACCTTTGATCCCCGCAGAAAGGAGCCTGACCCATCAGCGTGTGTGATTTTTGGGCTGTTTGACATCAAAGAAGTATATCATGTAATGATCCTTGACGTGTGGCGGCGCTGGCTGGGCCTGCCTGACCTGATTAAGAGGGTCAAGCATGAATTCAACAAGACCTGGGGACAGATTGATGTGCCCCTACTGCAGAAAACCGTTATTCCCAGTCGATGGACTGGCAACGCCGTGGCCTCCGGAAAAGGAATCGACGTCCTGCTTATCGAAGATAAGGGTTCCGGCATATCTCTACGACAATCCTTGTCAATGGAAAATATATTCATGGAGCCATACAACCCTGGACGTGCTGACAAACTGGCCCGAATGCATGCCATTACGCCTATGGTTGCTCATGGGCGGGTGTGGGTACCGGAAAGTGGCAAACGTCCGGGACATATCGTAGACTGGCTCGAGACCGAATATGAAGATGAGAACCCGGAGTTTGATCCGGATCGGGCACAGCCGGGATTTATTCCCGAGGTGTGCACCTTCCATGGGCCCGGGACGACGACCCACGACGATTATGTAGATGCTTTTTCCCAGGGGCTGAGATATTTCATGCATAAATTTGTGCTGACATTTGTGACCGGATACTCGGAGGAAGAGCGGTTGCAGATGTTGCAGGAAGATGAGAAGATCCGGGCAGAGCATGGGCGATATTATAATCCATATGCGGCTTAGTCAACAGACACATGCGAAGTATATGAGGAAATGGCGAAGAAATCCCGGGCGCCGTGAAGAGGCTGCGGATTATCTGCGATCCTATCGGGCAGGGATGCATCTGTATACGCACGACACTGAGCAGTGGGATGGGCTATTGGCGTTTGCTAGGCGACCTCCGGTACGCGTCCTGCCGCCGGTCGAGCACGCAGGCTTGGAGATCTAAATGGCCGTACCTCCAAACATGATGCCGCCTCCGGGTGCCCCCAACCCGATGATGCAGATGATGAACCCGCCTCCAGGGCCGAGGCTCGCGGAAGAGGGCGAATGGGTAAATCTGCCGAAGGAGACCGATGCAGATGTCGTTGATACCCCTGACGGCGGTGCCGACATTACAATGTCGCCCGGGAATCATTTCCCTACTGCCGACGCGACTCGGTTCTATGACAATCTCGTAGAGTCCTTGCCGCAGGATTATCTGGACAACATTGCCCTGGAGTTGTTGCAAAAGATCGAACGCGACAAGGAAGCTCGAGAGAAGCGCGATGAGCAATATGCTGAAGGTCTTCGTCGTACCGGTATCGGCAAGGATGCTCCGGGAGGTGCGGATTTTCAAGGCGCTTCCAAAGTTGTACATCCTATGCTTACCAAAGCATCGGTCGAGTTCGAAGCACGGGCAATGAAAGAGGTGTTTCCTGCCCGTGGGCCGGTAAAGACTTTCATTCCCGGGACTCTCACCAAGAGGCGGCTCGAGAAAGCGGAGCGGCAGGCCAAGTATTATAACTGGTTAATGACTACTCAGATGCCGGAGTTCCGGCCCTATCTCGAGCAGACATTGACACAGGCGGCGCTCGGCGGGGTGCAATATATGCGGCATCGCTGGGATGCCCGCTTACGGCGCACTACCTCTATGACCATTCACCAGGATAAGTTATTCTTGCCCTACGATGCGGCTTCCTTGTGGGCAGCGGAGCGTGTGGTATTCGAGGATGATATCAGTGAGCTGGAATATCGCAACCGCGTCCGGGACAAGATATATGTAGATATTGATCTCATGCCCGTGTCCCTGCGGCCTGATGAGGGAAAATCGGCGGAGGCTCGAGCGAAATCTGAGGGTAAGGAGGTATGGGAGCCATACAATCAGGACGGCATCAGGCGCACGTATGAGGTGAATACTTATTTTGACGATCTCGAGGAGAAGCTGACGAGCGGGTCGCAGGGGCCAACGGATATGTCCCTGCCATATCTGGTGTTTCTGGATGAGGCTACTCACCGGGTCCTGGGAATCCAGCGTAACTGGGAGCATACTGATAAGACTATGCAACGGTTGCATTGGATCGTTGAGTGGCCGTTTGTGCCCTGGGTCGGGGCCTATCCGATTGGCATGGTGCATATGATAGGTTCGCTGTCTGGTGCCGCAACCGGGGCGCTTCGTGCCCTGCTCGATGCTGGGCATATTGCGAATCAGAACACGAGTTATGTGCTCAAGGGGCCCAATATCTCTGGCCAGTCGCGTAATGTGATGATTGCACAACAGAACTATGTTCAAGGAGGGGTAGGTGGCGATGACATCCGAAAACTCCTCTATCCGATTACACCCCAACAACCCTCTATTACACTGTTCCAGTTGCTCGGATTCCTTGTGGATTCGGGAGAGCAGATGGTGCGGACGACCTTTGAAAATCTGTCCGAGAATAACCCGAACGCACCGGTGGGAACTACATACGCCCTTATTGAGCAGGGTCTTGCGGTGGTCTCGACCATTATTGGTCGGATGCACTTCGCAATGTTCAACACCTTGCAGGTATTGCACCGCATTTCTCGCCTGTATGTCACCGACGCCGAGATCCATGATGAAGCGGGTGAGTTATTGGCTTATCGTGAAGATTTTCAGGGTCCCTGCGACGTCATCCCTGTATCTGATCCGGGCATACCCTCCGATGCCCACCGATTCGCCCAAATGCAGGTCGTCGCGCAGCGCGCAGATATGAAGCCGATGGTGTATAACCAACGGCGTGTAGAAAAGATGGTGTTGGAGAGGTTACGGGTCCCTGACCCGGATTCGTTCCTGATGCCGATAGCCGAACCGGTCGAGATGAATGCAGCCAATGAGAACACTGCGCTGTGTTTCGCTAGACCGATCGTAGCCTTCCCACATCAGGATCACATTGCTCATCTGCAGACCCATATCGATTTCATAATGTCCCCGGTCCTGGGGATGCTGCCGATGATCGGGTCGAAGGTCCTGCAACCATTGCTCAATCACCTTGGGGAGCATGTGGCGTTGTGGTATCTTGGGAGGGTTTATCATACTATCGATCAGAATCTCGTTGGTGATCTAGATAATTACATGACTATTACGGATGAGAATGTTAAGCGTGAACTGGATATGACGATCGCCGCGGCATCCAAGCGGGTAATGCAGGATGCACTGGCCATACAGCAGGGCCTACAATTGCCGGTCGTCATTCGGAAAGCACAGCAGATGATCCAACAGCTTACACCCCCTCCGCAGGACCCACGGATGGCAGCAGAATTGCAGAAAGAGCAGATCCGGCAGCAGGGCCACGACAAGGACCGGATGTCGCGCGAGAAGGTGGTACAGATACAGCAGCAGGGGCGGCAGCAGGAAAAGCAGGCCGATACCCAACAGGAGATGGGCAGGCAACAGTCAGAAGGACAACGGGCCCAGGCCAAGAATATTTCGGACCTGCAGCAGACATGGTTGGAGCAGCAGTTCCAGAACGCGCGACAGGAACAGGCTGACCAGACCAAAGAGAAGATTAATCTCGAGGACAATCAGACGGCCCTGTCGATTTCGGCTGCTGAGATTGCGGCAGGGAAACATGCTAGCCTGTCGACGGGCCGTGGAACGTCGCGCGAAGGCAGAGGAGCATCACGCTAATGGCAAGACCACCGTTGAGGCAGCGTTATCAGATGGCCACTGGCGATCTGAACGCACCGCTCCGGCCAGTGGATAGGGGTTCTTCGAGGAATCCTGGTTACAAGCGGGGCGGTCATGTTAAACATCACAAAGGAAGGAGAAAATAATGCGGATTCATCACCGAACACCGGGAAAAGAACAGCATAGGCTGCATGGCCATCACATTCATGGCCATCATTCAGGATCGCGTAAGCGTGGCTTACCTGGTCACCATCATGATGTTCATGCTCATGAGGGGACCTTGCAGGGCGGCTTGCGGGGCCACCACCATGACACGCACGAGTCACATGGATTTCATGTGTCCGCTGGCGTGTATCATCACAAAACTGGTCAAGGGCCGTTCCGTGGCCAGCGGGGCCCAAGTGATACACCTTTTGGCCATTTTCCCCATAGTGGTGGGACGCTGGCAAATCGTAGGTGGTAACTTGACGAAGTGACGAGGGGTGTGCGATGATCGCACCGGAGACGATTCTGAGGTTGCTGGACCGGCTGAAGACCGAGTGGGCATTAGATGTAGCAGAGAACCCTGATAAGGGAAATGCGACGTTCTGCCTGGGGCTGCTTTATGGCCGGACACAGGCAATCGAGTTAATTCGGGGTGGAATCCTGGACATGATCAAAGAAGAGGAGGATGAAGATGGCGCTGGCAGCAGTTAGCCTTAATGTAGCTCCAATCAAGTTTGATCAGACGCTGGCGGACGCTTTTCCGGACGTGGACCCGGGTGTGCGACCATTTGGTAGCCGCGTGTTGGTCCAGGTGAGATCGGTGAAGCAGCGTTCTGCCGGTGGCATCGAACTGGTAAAGGAGACGCAGGAAACGGTAGCCTACAATACGCAGGTAGGTAAGGTAATTGCCATGGGGCCCTATGCATTCTGCAACAGGGATACCATGATGGAATGGCCTGAGGGCGCGTGGTGTAAAGTAGGTGATTTTGTGCGGATTCCCAAGTATGGGAACGATGACAGGTGGGAGCGAGCGGTGCTTGGAGGCGATGACATAGTGATGGGTACAGCCATGTTTGCCATGTTTAATGATCTCCAATTGCTGGGGCTCGTTACCTGCGATCCGCGTGATATCGTAGCATTCATATAGGTGAAGTCCATGGCAAAAGAAACAACCTCCGGTAAAGACGATACTCGGGAACCCGAGATCGAAGTCATTGAGGAGGATCTCCCAGAAGGTACTAAGACTGAAGAGGAAGCCCCAAAGCCAGTTGCTGGTGATGATTATGATAGGGACGAGGATGAAGGTAGAGATGAACGGCCAGCCGTAACGCCCGGACAGGGCGAAGGCGGGCAGGTCTCACCGGAATTGACGGCCCGTCAGCGCCGCCGGCAACGAGAGCGGGATGCGCGGAATGCGGAGCGAGTAGAGCTTGCCCGGTTACGATCCGAGAATGAGCAGCTACGGAGCCATGCAGCGCAGACCGATAGGCGAATCTCCAATGTAGAGACATCTGCGATCGACAACCAGATAGCCTCGGTCGAACAGGAGATACATAAGGCCAACACCGTTATGTCGCGTGCCATGGCAGCGCAGAACGGTGAGGATTTTGTTGAGGCCCAGAATATCCGCGATGTCCTGCGGGACCGGCTAAATGAGCTACGGCGGATTAAAGGGGCGCAGGAAGAGCGTGACAAGCGTCCGGCGCAGGGGCAACAACAGGGGCAACAGCCTGGGCAGTGGCGACCGACTAAAGAGCAGGTCCATAATGCTAGGATGTTCCTGCAGCGGCATCCCTGGTACCGGATTAATGGCACTGACGAAGATTCACAAACAGTTACCAGTATCGATAATGAAATGATGGCCCAAGGCGGGAATCCCAGTACCGCTGAATATTGGATGGAGCTGGAGCGGAGAATAAATGAAGAAATGCCGCACCGTGCTCCCAAGCAGGAGGCAACCCGGGCGGCTACGAATGGCAATGGACAGGCTGGTGGCCCGCGACTCCCCGGAGGTGGAGGGGGCGGGGGTTCGGACACAGTGCAGAAATTCCATCTATCTGCTGCTCGTAAGCAAGCGCTAATCGATCTGGGTGTCTACGATGACCCCGAAAAGCGCATGAAGCACATCAAGCGCTTTATCGAGTGGGATAAAGCAAATGCAGGCAAGAAATAGGAGTTGACGATGACCTCTGAACGGGATGTAAGACTGACCAACCGCAATACCAAGTCGGAAGAACGAGCTGACCGGGCAGACGGGGATCGTTCCGTCACCGAAGACCGGCAGACTATCGATAAGGAGCGTTTGGAGCAGTTTCGGCGTTTATTTGTAGCTGAAAAGCTTCCAAACCTTCCCAAGATTCCTGGGTTCCATACCATCTGGCTCACGACTACTAACAATGCAGATCCGATGCATCGTAGAATGCAGATGGGGTACATACTAATCAAATCGACCGAGATTCCGGGCTATGACGACGCGGCTATAAAAGAGGGTCCGTATGCCGGAGTTATTGGTTGTTCTGAGATGGTGGCGGCGAAGTTGCCGATGGAGCTTTACGAGTTGTATATGACAGAGGCGCATCACACTCAACCGTTGAGAGAAGAAGAGCGGTTGCGTGCGATCATCGATGTCATAGAACAGGAGGCGGCCCGTAAAAAGGCACGCATTGAAGTGGAAGAAGGAAGCCGACAGCTTGGGCGACGCACACCGAAACCCAAGTTTGCGGACGTTTCCTGATAGGAGCGGCAATATGGGAATCGGAGGTGCGCCATGACATATTAACTTCAGGAGCGAACAATGTCTGCATTTCCTGCACCGTTTGGCCTGAAGCCACTCTACCATCCCAGCGGAGTGATTCGTCCAAAAGCTTCGGATGTGGCTTCTGGTTATGCGACTAATCTGTTTATGTATACGCCGGTTAACCTGGCCCCTGGGACAGGCACTGGTCTAGTGATTGCGGCGGGGTCACCGATTGCGGGGCCTGCCGTCGGTTCTTTCCTTGGCGTCGAGTTTACTCCTTCTACAGGGCGCCGTCAATATCAGCCCTGGTGGCCTGGTAATCAGGTGGCTCAGCAGATCGTGGCTTATTACACCGACGATCAGTTGATTACCTATGAAGTCCAGGCGAATGGCTCGGTGAACGAGTCTCATCAGGGAAATCAGGCTAACATGACGGCGGAGGCTGGGAATTTGATAACCGGCTTTTCTACGTCAGCCCTGGATGTTGCGACATTGACCAATAGCGGTAATGCGCTTGTCAAGATAATTGGTCTGTCGTATGGGCCGTTGAACGCATGGGGTGATGCCTACACAATTGTGCAGGTACAGATCGCCAATCATACGTTTACAGCTACTCGCGTCGCGCAGTAAGGAGGAGTTATGGCAGTTCCGATGCGATCGACTGACTTCCGGTCAGTTGTTGAGCCTATTCTTAATGAAGTGTTTGATGGTGTTTATGACCAGAGAGCTGATGAATGGAAGATGGTGTTTAAAGAGTTCACAGGTACTCCTCGAGCCTATCATGAGGAGCCGGTACTCTTTGGTTTTGGAGCGGCCCCTGAGCTGCCTGATGGCACCCCGGTTAATTACCAGGCCGGTGGTGTATTGTTTATTCAGCGATTGGTCTACAAAGTCTATGGATTGGCATTCGCTCTCACCAAGGTTCTGGTGGAGGACGGAGATCATATTTCTATCGGCAGGACCTATGCCGAGCATCTTGCGCAGTCTCTGATTGAGACCAAGGAGACGCTGTGCGCCAACATCCTAAACTTTGCGTTTAATGCAGCGTTCATTGGTGGTGATGGCGTGCCGTTGGTAGCGCCCAATCACCCGCTGGCGCCTCCTGCGGGGTCATTCAGTAACCAGATGACTACGGCTGCGGCCCTGTCGCAGACTTCGGTCGAGCAGTTGCTGATCCAGATCCGACAGGCGGTGGATAATAACGGTAAGCGCATCCGTCTTAACCCCGAGCAGATTATATGTGCTCCGGGAAATGTGTTTCAGGCAGAAGTAATCTTGAAGTCGGTATTGCGGGCCGGGACCGCCAATAATGACATTAATCCGATCAAGAGCATCGGGTTGTTGCATCGGGGGCAGGCGAATCTTACCCGTCTAACCAGTGCCACTGCTTGGTGGATTCAGACAAACGCGCCAAAGGGTATGGTTCTGGCAATGCGCCGTAGGCTGGAGAAGTCGATGGAAGGCGACTTTGACACGGACAGCATGAGGTACAAGGCCACAGAGCGTTATAACCCGAATTGGATTGACCCACGCGCGGTCTACGGGACTCCGGGCCTGTAAGGAGAGCAGTATGTTTGATATCAGCGTAACCCGCTGGCAAAATGGCATGACGAATGCCAGGGACACGGAAACGCTCTCCGACCTGCCTTTGCCGAACCGCATGAGGTTAAGTGAGCTTTCCGATGATTTTCATCAGTTTAATGAGTTAGTGTGGAGTGGTCTGGGGTTTCTGCCGCAGCCAGCTGATAAGGGCATTATCCAGGGGACAGGGTTCCTGAAGAACCTGCAGCCTACATTTCGGATGAATAAAGGTTTCCGGATGTGGGCGGATTTCTTATTCGGTATCAATGCACTTACTGGCCATCTGCGGGTAGGACTGGTTGATGGGCCTGCGACAATTTCGAACACCGTAACCGATGGTATTTATATGCGTACCGCCGGGACGGCCAATATCGATGTCGTATTGTCGGTTAATAGCCAGTTATTGGTGCAGACTGGGGCTGCACGCCTGGTGGATCCGGCGGGGTATGAGCATCCTATCACCTTCCAACTTTATTGGGATGGTGGTTTGTATGCCTCGGCTCCGAATGGTCGGATTGTTTGGGAAATCTCAGGCCCAGGGATAGTGACCCCGGCACGGGGATCGTTTGGTGGTTCGTCGGCGTATCCATTCCCTGATGGATTCCCCCGTTCTACCATGTTGACTCCGGGCATTGGGTCCACTGCTGCCATGCAGATCGACATGTTGGCAGTCTATAAGGATCGGTTTAACATCCTGATGAACCCGACGTTCTAAGGAGGTTCCATGCGACCGATTCGGATAACAGGGGTTACCGGGACAACTGTCCCGGTTCCTCTCGATGTCTATACTATCGGCCCTCAGACTGCAGTACGGGTGACTGGTGGCACTTTACAGACGACTGTGGATAATGTTTTTGACCTAGATATCACTCCTGTGTGGGAGGCTGCTCCCCCCGCTATTGCGGGTATCCATTATATCCCAGCCGGGATAAGGGCTGTACGGGCTACTGGTATGACGCCTTCAAGTGTTCTTGTTGTATCACAGCAGGGGATACGATAATGCAAGGCTTCAGAAATACGACTAAGATGAAGATGTGTCACGATGTTGACACTAGGCCCCGTGCTCCCGGGACGTGGCATGGGCAATTGAAGCGAACTCTGGCTGATAAGTTTCAATCCGGGGGCCTGGTCATTCCTAGGCCGAGTGGGGCTGGAGGCATTGGGCGAAGTATGAGGCCGATGATGCCAGCTACTCGGCCTATTATGCCCAGGCCTCGGGTGATGCCTAATATTAAGGCTGCATCAATGCGGCCTCATCGAATGTTTGCTCATGGCGGTGCTATTAAAATGACGGCTGAGCCTCGGGAGACGGGGTCAGCGGTGGAACGACGAGGAGGGAGACATGCCTACTCCAACTTGCAACGCGAATATCCGGATTCTCCGAAACTTCGTCCGGGCTACCGTAAGGGCGGCATACATATTAAGCCTCAGAACCGTGGCAAATTCACGAAAGAAATGACTGGGAGCAAGTCTGGGAAGCTTACTGATAAGGATGTATCGCGGGGCCTACACTCTGGGTCGGCAGCGACACGTAGGCGTGCCAATTTTGCGCGGATGGCTCGAAGGCATTTTAAACCCTTGACGAAAGGTGGGGTAGTTTGTAAGGCAGAGGGTGGGAGCCTAACATTCAAGAAATGGGCGCAGCAGGAAGCAGCGGAGCCTGCGCATCGGGGTGGGAGGAAAAACCTTGCGTTTATGAGTAAGCCCCTGTTTGGGAGCAATGACTGATGTTATCTACCTCTGGCACAATCGGGCATACGCAGTTCAGTACCCAGTTAGTGATTGACCATGCCTTTCGTGGCGTGCGGATGGTGCCGGGGCAGATTGCGGGGGAAGATATACAGACAGCTCATGAGCAGTTAAGCCTTATGTTATCGTCGTGGGCGAATGACGGTACACCATTATGGTGCCAGACGAAGTACACTCTGCCTCTGGTGCAGGGGAAAAAAGAATTGGCTCTTGCTGAGTATTTTCCGGGTATTGTGGATATCCTCCAGGCGAATCTGCAGACGACAAATCGTTTCTGGGGCCATGTGATGGCCGACCCAAATGCCACAGGGATGGCCAGGAATGTACAGGATACCGATTCTTGGACGTCTTGTCAGACAGGCCCCGGTGGTTGGGTCATGATGCGATTATTTCCTGCCCAGTCAGTGACGATCGTGGGCCTTATGCCGTTAAATAAAAGCATATGGAATTTCCAATTGCAATGGTCGCATGATAGCAAGAATTGGGTAACATTTTTTACAGGGACAGATGTCCATATCGATGCCCGTACATTCAAGTGGTATGATACGTCAACGTTTGGGCCACAGCCCCTGGCCTCATTTTGGCGCATTGTAGCAACAGCAGATTCGTCACTCAATATCGCAGAGTTGTATTGGGGCAATAATCAGCAGGAGATTCCGATAACTAGAATTAACAAGGATGATTACTGGCAGCTTCCGAATAAGGATTTTCAGGGCCGTCCTGTGCAGTATTGGTGTGATCGGCAGATGTTTGGACCTAAGATGTGGCTGTGGCCTGCTCCCGGGTTTCAATTTGTATATAGTCAGGTGCCGGTGCTGGCGCATAGGCATATAATGGATATCGGCCAGATGACGGATGTGGTCGAAGTACCACAACGTGTTTACGATGCGGTATGGACATCGCTGGCCGAACGTCTTCGTATTGTGATTCCGACGGTAGACAAGGATGCGACGCAGGATATCCCGATGGTTGCGGGACAGGCACGCAAGTTGTTCTGGGGTGAGGAGAGGGATGATAGCCCAATCCAACTAAGGCTCAACATTTCGCCATACACAGCATGAGTAAGTATCTAATTCCGGCAGTCGGGCAGACGACATATGGTATAGCCATATGCGATCGCTGTCGTATGAAGCGTTTTCTAGATGACCTTGAGCAGGATCCTACGTATCCTGGTCTGCGAGTATGCAGTAGAGAAAAGATCAGGGATGGTTGTAAGGATGACTTTGATCCGTGGCGGTTGCCGATGCGACCAACGGAGAAGATTACATTACCTTTTAATCGTCCCGATGTATTGTTGGGCCTGACTCCACCACGGACGCTGGATGAAAGGCCAGCGCCATTTGATTACACTGTTGATCAATTTGGGGCCCTTCAGCCGCCGACTTCTGGGGATCGGGCCACACTCAATAATCGATCAATTCAGGCGATAGTCCCGGGCCCTCCGGCAGGGGGTGTGAGTCCGGTGAGACTGTTCCTCGTGGATTCATTCGGTACGGTAATTATTTATACGCCGGCTCCAGGGACGGCGCAATAGGTGAACCATGGGTATTACAATCTCGCAACTTCCAGTAGGTGTTATACCCCCTGAGGGGACCGAAGCAGTTCCTGCAGTTCAGGGTGGGGTAACAGTTCAGTTACCTATAGGGCTATCGATAAACACGTTGGATGAGGTCGGAGATGTAAGTCTTTCTGGTGCTCTTCAGGACGGGCAGGTACTCACGGTTCAGGATGGGGTTTGGACAAATCTATTTCCTGATATCCCTGATCCGCCATCTTTTGATAGTCTCCCCGGGTTGAATATTACCAACCCGCAGCCGGGAGACGTTATTACCTGGGACGGTAGCGATTGGGTAAACTCTCAAGTAGAGGGCTGGCCTCCTACTCCCCCTGTTACCGCCCCCCTCCCCTGGTCTTTCGTCGGTTTGAACGGCGCGGGGGTGACGATAGATGAGAACGGTAATGTCACCATAGTCAGTGCGCCGGCTACCGCGCCGGGGCAATGGATGTGGCAGATCGGTAACGGTCTTGGTCCTTCCGGTGCGCCAGTAGGCATGTCCTATGGGTTTCGGATAAATGCCGGTACTAATGATACTGATATTTGCTTTCAGCTTCGTAGTGATGACGGCAGCTCGGAGTTCTTTACCGTCTGGGGAGATGGCACGATTACCGGTTTGAATCTTCCGCAGGGGCCGGCGGGTGCTACGGGTCCGCAGGGGCCAGTAGGAGCAACCGGGCCGGTCGGTCCGGTCGGGCCTGCGGGTGCGGACGGTGCCGATGGGGCGGACGGTGCCGACGGTACGAGTATTAATATCAAGGGAACTTTGGATGATCCCGCGCAGCTTCCGGAGGAGGGGCAGCCGGGAGATGTCTGGATGATCAATGGCGTAATGTGGGTTTGGAACTCTACTAGTAATGTCTGGCAGAATGCCGGATCCATCGAGGGCCCCGAAGGGCCGACCGGTCCGCAGGGCAATACGGGTCAAGCGGGTCCTCCGGGTCCTCCCGGGCAAGCCGGGCAACCGGGACAACCGGGTCCTCAGGGACCAGCAGGAACGGGCGTAAATAT